CAGCCTCACCACCGCCACCGATAGCATGCGCGCCCCCAGCGCCATCGTCCCGGGCCTCCTTGAAGAGCTAGAGAGCCTCATGGCCGGCGGCAAAAAGCTCGGCCTGCAAACTGGCATCCGTGATTTCGACCAAGTCACCGGCGGATTGCGCGGCGGACAGCTCACCATCATTGCCGGTCGTCCCGCCATGGGTAAGAGCGCACTGATGCTCAACATGGCCGACAACATGGCCCGCCGCGGAGTGCCGGTCGTCTACTTTTCCCTTGAGATGCCCGCGAACGAACTCGCCGCGCGCGTCGTCCTCGGCCGCGCCGAGACCAACACCGAGATCATCCGCAACGGCTTCCTCACCGCCAGCATCAAGCACCGCATCTTCGACGCCGCCACGCAATTCAGCAACGAACCCCTCTACGTTGACGACCGTGGCGGCCTCACGCTTCTTGACATCCGCGGCCGCGCCCGCCTCGCCGTCCGCCGCTGGGGCGTCAAGTGCATCTTCGTAGACTACCTCCAGCTCGTCAGTCACACCGGCGCCCAAAGCCGCGAAAACGAAGTCGGCTTCGTCTCCCGCGGCCTCAAAGCCATGAGCATGGAGTTAGGCATCCCGGTTGTCGCCGCCGCCCAGGTCAACCGCCAAGCCGAAAACCGCAGCGACAACCGCCCAAAACTTAGCGACCTCCGCGAATCCGGCAGCATCGAGCAGGACAGCGACATCGTTTGCTTGATCCATCGCCCCGCCTACTACGCCGTGCAGGACGAGGAACCGGAAGTCCAAGACGCCGAGCTGATCGTCGCAAAGCACCGCGCCGGCAGAACCGGCACGCTCAACCTCACATGGCGTCCCTCGCTCACCCGCTTTGAGGGCACAACACCCGCGGGACGCACCAGCGACAGCGACGGCTCCGTCTACGCACCAGCCAAACAACTCTGGGAGGCCATCAATGAATAGTCGAGCCAAAGGCGCCCGCGGAGAACGCATGTGGCGCGACGAGTTGCGCGAAGCCTTCGGCGACTCTGGGATCAGGCGCGGGCAGCAGTTTAGCGGACTTGGGGATTCGCCGGACGTTGTCTGCCCGTGCCTGCCCGACTTCCACTTTGAGGTGAAGTTCTGCCAGGTCGTGAAAATCCGCGACTGGATGGCCCAAGCCATCCGCGATGCCAAAACCAAGCCTTTCCCGGTCGTTGCCCACAAGCGCTCCAACGAGGGCTGGCTTGTCACGCTGCGCGCTTCCGACTTCCTCACCATCCTTCGACGCTCCGATTTTTTAGTCCCAACACAAAACCAAAAACCAACCACATGAAAACCAAAAGAGACATCATCGAACTAGGAACAACGCCGGTCGGCACCGCCGTCTATGCGTGGCTTGACAAGCCCGACCCCATGGGCAGCGACAGCCAAAACTACACCCCACGCTTCAAGGTCACAATCGACTTTGAGCCGGAGGACATTGAGGAATGGCTCAACAACTTCAAGGCAAAGACCAAGGAGTTTGTCACAGGGGAGTCCAAGAAAAACGGCAAACAATACACGCCCAAGCAGCTTTGGTCCGAGGTTGACGGCAAGATCCGCATTGTCTTTCACTCCAACGTCAAGCCAGACGGCGGCCGCTACTTCAAGGTCTACGACGAAGAGGTCAAAGAGACCGACCGCGCCGTCTGGAGCAACAGCAAGCTGCGCGTCAAAGCGCTCGGCATGCCTTACGCCATGGCCAAGGACAACGCCGGGATCAGTCCGATTATCGGCGCCATCCAAGTCGCCGAGTTCTCCACGGGATCTGGCGGCGGCAAGGCCGATTTCGATCCGATCAAGTCTGACTTCAACACCGAAGAATCTTGGTAGCCATGCCTGCCAAAACAACGGCCAAAAGGGGGGCGGCAAAACGCCGCCCCCCAAAGAAAGCGCCCGAGCCGGCGCCGGATCGCTTCACCGAAGACGGCAAGCGCATTGTTAAGCTAGAGAAAACCCGCGCGCACCAGCGCTACATTCTCAAGAACGGCACGCAAGTGCCCGGAGCTTCAACGATCTGCAAAATTGGCGACGACAGCTCCTCGCTAATCCACTGGGCCTGGCAATTGGGCATCGACGGCATCGACTACCGCAAGGCCAGAGACCAAGCGGCCGACATTGGGACGATCTGCCATTTTATGATCGAATGTTTTCTGCACGGTCACGTTGCCGACCTTACTGAGTTTTCGCCCGCGGACATTGAGCGCGCCACGGTGGCGTATGGCAACTTCCGCAAGTGGTGGGACGAAGAGGGCTTGGTGGTTCTTGAGCCGGAGGTCCAGCTTGTCAGCGAGGCCCATATGTTCGGCGGAACTATTGACGCTCCGAGCAAGGACCGCCACGGCAACATCGTGCTGCTTGACTGGAAGACATCTAAAGGCATCTGGCCCTCGCATCGCTTCCAGTTGGCCGCTTATGAACGCCTCTGGAATGAAAATCGTCCAGACCAGCAAGTAAGCCGGCGCGCTGTTGTCCGAATTGGCAAGAATGCCGAAGGCGACTTTGAAGTCGGCTGGATGGCCAGCAGCGAAGCCGAGTGGCGCGTATTCCAAAAGCGCCTCGAGCTTTACTACGTCCAAAACGACTACAAGAAAGCCGCCTAGCATGAAACGCACCCGCCGGTTCGTTGTCCGAGAGCAGACCTTTGGTCTGGTTGTGGAGTTCTATTGTGGAACCCCGCAGTCATCGGCGATCAGGCGGTGTGCAAACATTCTCAATCTCGACCCCAAAGACCCCGACAACCAGCCCGATGACTCCGACGCCGCCTGGGCGATGTGCTGCGGCAGCCAGGCCGTTGTCTGGATTGAAGACGCCGCGGACACCGGCTCGCTCGTCCATGAGCTGTATCACGTTGTGCAGGATTTCCTAAAGCACATCACCAGCAGCGACGAGGAAACCGGCGCTTACTTGATCCAATACCTTTTCCGAGAAGCCATCCGAAAAAACAAACCATGAAACAAGGACTATACGCCAACATACACGCCAAAAAAGCCCGCATCGCCGCCGGAAGCGGCGAGAAGATGCGCAAGCCCGGTTCCGCCGGCGCGCCCACCGCCAAAGCCTTCCGCGCCTCCGCGAAAACCGCCAAAGCCCGCCGATGACCTTCACCCCGCTCGTCATCACCACCGTCTGCTACGCCATCACCTCAGTGGGCTTTTGGCGCGAAGGAAACGCCGGTCTCGCCGTGGCCTTTGCCGGATACGCATTTGCCAACTTTGGGTTCCTGTGGATTTGCGTGAACGGACAGCCCTGACTTTATGGAGAAGTACAAAATTATGACGCCAGAGATCCAAGCCATCGACAACGAGATCATGCGCCTCAAGGGGCTGCGCGCCTCCATGGTCGCCAAGGCCGCCAAGAAAAAAGCCGACGCCCTCTGCGCCGAACTAGCCGCAAAGAAAGCCCGCCGATGAAAGCCGCAGCCGAAACATTACGCATCGCCGCAGAAGCGGTCTGTGGCGAACGCAACGAGAGCTACGGCTCGCCGGTGGACGACTTTCGCACGCAGGCCGAAATGTTTAGCAGCTACCTCTCGCGCACAAACGGCACCAACGTGCTTGTCACGGCCAGCGACATCGCCGCGCTGATGATCCTAGTAAAGATCGCCCGCCAAGCACACCGCGCGAAACCAGACAACTGGATCGACGCCGCTGGCTACGCAGCCTGCGGAGCGCAGTGCGACTCACAGCTATGACTTTCAACCTGCAGGCTCAATCGGGCTTTCGCCGGGATTCCATGTGGTGTGGTCCCGCGGCGCATGCCGTTATGCCCAGCCCCGCCGAGCGAAACGAGCGGGGCGCCTGCACATACTTTGCATGATCCACGAATTCGCCCGCCCCGTTCCCGTCAAGACCCCGCTCGGTCTCGGCTCGGTGTGGTATGTGGAGTCGCAGGGAGCCTATTTCAACAACATCTACGCCGTGATCCTCGAGGACACCGGCGAGACGCGCTACATGCGCAGCGATCAGTTCGTCGTCTTGGAGAATCCCACGATGGACATCAAGAATTTGGGCGCCGCGCCGGTTTAACCAACGGCTTGGGGAAGCTGGCGTTGCGCAAACGCACCGGCCGGCGCCCGATCTACTTTCAATGCAGGCAGCATATACCAAACAAGAACACTGTAAACTCAGCCAACGGCGGACGGCCACCGACCGTAGTGCGCAGACTCTTAGTCAGGCGCTTTATCCGGTTCTTGGTGCTGAAAAGGCGTGCGCATGCCGTGCCTGCATTGCTTTTGCAACAAGGGCGGCGCAAGGGAGCGAGTGAACGAGCACGCACAACGCTTCAAGCCCACGCCGCACCCTGTCATGCAGGTCGATCTCGACTTGCTCGAGAAACTGGGGCCGGACGAAGGCTGGAAATACTTAAAAACACGCGAAGAGCTGATCGCCCGCGAGGCATCAGACCCGTTCCGCTATGGCTACATCCCGCCGATCTGGAAGCGCGCGTCCGAGTTGATCGATAAGCACCGCGAATTGCTTGTTCTGGGCGGAAACCGCTCGGGAAAAACGGAATGGGCCGCCAAAGAAGTCATAAAAACGATGTACAACAAGCCGGGTGCCGTTGTGTGGTGCTTTTCTTTGACTGCCGCCAACAGCGTTGAGTTGCAGCAGCCCCGCGTCTGGAAATATTTGCCACCGGAATGGCGCAATGCGCGGAAAAGCATGGTCACTTCAATTAGTTACACGATCAAAAATGGATTCAGTGAGTCCAAGTTTGTTGCGCCAAACTCCGCGCAGTGCATTTTCCGCAATTATTCGCAAGATCCGTCGACACTAGAAGGAGGCGAGGTCGACATGGTTTGGATGGACGAGGCTATGGGTGCTCTCGACGTTCTTAGCACGATCCGCTTCCGCTTGGTGGACCGAAATGGCAAGTTGGCCGTTACTTTTACCCCGGTGCAGGGCTGGACGCCTATCGTGGCCGACTACTTGTCCGGCGCCAA